AAATGGCTCGTTACATTAGGTAATTTTGAGACCGGAAACCAATATCTTCCTTATAGAGGACAATTAAAAGAGTGGTTTAGGTTTCCAAGTATAGATTATAGTAAATTTGAGTTTTTTAAATTAGCTCCTAACAGAGAAGACTATTTTATTAGCTCTGAAAGACCAGAAATAGACAAAGATGATTTAGTGATTTCTTTTAGACTTGAAGATTATACTACAAGTAACAATAAGGATAGACTTTTAGATTTTGATTACTTTAGAATTATCTTAGAAAGTAAAAAGTTCAATAAGTTAGTTATTATCACCAACCCGGGATGTATTAATCATCAAGAGTTTTACTATAAGTTCTTTGATGAATTTAGAGAGTATGATCCTATTATTGTTAGGTGCTATGAACCAGTAGTATCTATGGCATACGGCGCTTTATTTAATAATATAGCTATTTCTCAAAGTACATACTCCTGGTGGCTTGCATTTTTATCTGAAGCAGAAAACATTTACTATCCAATACCATTAGAAGGACCTTTCTCATTTAACGACGAAAGGTATTTCGGAACAGATTTAAGAGTATCATCACCAGATTTTAAGTTTGTAGATTACGAAACCCGTCAAGTATTACCAGACGATTATTATACTAAAATAGACTACGATAATAGAACATGGAAAGATTAGAGGTACATACTCTTATATGTAAGAGAGACATAAAATTATTTATAGCAACAGTGAAATTGTTTGCTCATTATTCAAAGCTTGACTTTAATACTGTTATTCACGAAGACGGAAGCTTTGATGACTCTGATTGCGCTTATTTAAATGAACATATTCCTAATGTATACATAATAAGGAGGGAAGATGCTGAAAAAGCAATGAAAGATTTCTTAAAAGACCACGAACTCTGCACTCATTTTAGATTTGCAGAACACCATACTATCTTTAGAATGAAGTTATTTGATCAATTTTACTTTACTAGATCTAATAATTTAATACAGCTTGATGCCGATATACTTTTTTCTAAAACTCCTCAAGCTCTAATTAACCACATAGAGAATAAAGAAGGCGCTTACTTAAGAGATACTTGGAGTGCATACTGTGTTCCTTTTAGAGATGAAGATAACGATACCTCAGTAGATAGGTTTATAAATGCAGGACTAAACTATTATCCAACTAAAGCTCATTATAGTTTAGATCATGTTGAAAAGTGTTTAGAAATACTATACAACCACGGTTCTAGAGGAGCTACACACCCTTTTTTAGAGCAAAACTGCATAGCTTATATGACAACTCAGTTAAGAAGAGAGGGAACTTCTTTTTTCCAACTACCTCATCCCGACTACTGCGTCCCTACTTTTCATGAATTTAGAGCAGAACACGGATTAACTGCTCTACATTTAAACAGTTCTCCTATTGTAGGACAATGGAGAAGAGAGCATTACGAGTATGAACTAAGGAAAGCGAATATAGACTGGCAAATATAAAAAAAAGTTGATAATTTAAAATAAAAATCTTACCTTTTAAAAAAGAACGTTATGAAAAAAGATAAAATCTTTGTACAGATAGCAAGTTATAGAGACCCTGAATTAATTCCTACTATTAAAGACTGTATTGCAAAAGCTAAATATCCAGGTAGACTTACTTTTGGTATTTGCTGGCAGAGATCTACAGAAGACGAATGGGATAACCTAGATGAATATAAGGATAACCCTAATTTTACTATTATGGATGTTCCTTGGAATGAAAGTAAAGGTCTATGCTGGGCTAGACACCACATACAAAAAATGTGGAAAAAGGAAAAGTATACTATGCAACTTGATTCTCATCATAGATTTTTACAAGATTGGGATGAAGTTTTGATTGAAATGATGGGACTAACAGAATCTCCAAAACCTCTTTTAACTGCTTATGCAGGAATGTATGATCCGAAAGAAAATAAACTTTTAAATCAAGAGCCATATAAAATGGTTCCAGATAAGTTTACAGGAGGAGGTACCGTTTTATTCTACCCTCATAGAATTGAAAACTACGAACAACTAACTAAACCAATTCCAGCACGCTTTGTTAGTGGACACTTTTTCTTTACTCTCGGTGAGCATTGTAAAGAGTATAAATATGATCCTAATATTTACTTTGCAGGAGACGAGATTAGCTTATCTATTCGCTCTTATACTCTAGGATATGATTTATTCCATCCACATTATACTGTAGTTTGGCACGAGTACACAAGAGAAGGAAGAACTAAACACTGGACTGATTTTAATAATGAAACCAAAGATGCTGGCTTAGTTGAAAAAGCTTGGTGGGATATGGATAGCGACAGTAAGAGACGTTTACGTCATATGCTTCAAGAAGAAGATAACGATATCGATTTAGGAGAGTACGGTTTAGGAACTTTTAGAAGCCATTGGAGCTATCAACTGTATGCAGGTATACATTTTAGATTAAGAAAATTACATCCAGATGCAGTAAAAGGTATTGATCCGCCTACAACTTCAGAAGACGAAGGAATGGAATGGGCTTATGAAGTTAAGAGAGAGCAAACCCTAAACTTGGATTGGTTAGATCATTGGGATGCTTTAAAGTCTCAAACTCGATGCACTTGTACTTTTGATTTTATTTACCTTGGAGTAGAAAGCGAAGATGGACAAGTACTTTATAGAGAGGATCTAACAGAGGAAGATTACTTAAGAGGAAAGAAATTTGCAAAGACAGTACAGTTTACTTCTAGTAAAGTACCAGCTAAATTAATCCTATGGCCTCACCAAAAAGATAAAGACTGGTTAGAGAGAGTTGATATAAAACTATAATATACAAAGGGGTACGAAAGTACCCTTTTTAAATATTTATTACTATGGCACTACCTACAACAGCATCAGTACCTTATAGCCTCGGCTTAACCTCAGAAACAACAATTTACGTTAATGAAGTTAAATGTAGAGTACTTGAGAACGACTTTAATTACTCTCAAAATCCTACCGTATTTAAATATGTTACAGTTATTACCGGTTCAAGAGCTTTACCTTTCTATAGCAGCTCGGTAGGAGTTATTACAGACGGTACGATTAAAGATACCTTAACCGGATCTGCATTTAATCCTTATGTAACTACCGTAGGTCTTTATAACGAATTTAATGATCTTTTAGTAGTAGGTAAACTAGCCACTCCTTATCCAATTCCTGAAAATACAGATATTACATTTATCGTACGATGGGATAGTTAAAACTCTAAGTTTATGTCAAAAAAATGGTTTACATACGAGAACGGAAGAATTACAGAATATGATTCCGTTGAGAAATTCCCTGAAAACTGCGTTGGATTTGTATATAAGATTACAAACATACAGACTGGAAAGTTTTATATTGGTAAAAAATCCCTATACTCTAACGTTAGAAAAAGACTAACTAAGAAAGAATTAGCTGAATATACCGGACCAGGTAGAAAGCCTGTTAAAAAACTAGTTACATCTGAGTCGAATTGGCAGGTTTATTGGGGGTCTAACAAGGGAATCTTACAAGAAATTAAAGAGTCAGGTACAGATAGCTTTCGTAAAGAAATACTTAAATTCTGCTTTAATAAAAAGCAATTAACCTACTGGGAAGTCCATTATCAATGTATAAACGAGGTACTTTTAACAGATAAATCTTACAACGACAACGTACTTGCTAAGTTCTTTAGAAAAGATTTGGTAGATTCAGAATAATTTCTTATATTTCACGTTAAATAATACTGTTTAATGGAGAATTCACGCTTAGTCTTAGGACTATTACATAGCGTTTTAGGTAAATCTAAGCCTTCTACTAAAGGAAATCATGCATTTCACTGTCCTTTCTGCAAACACCACAAACCTAAACTTGAGATAGACCCTAAGACCGGGTTTTATCACTGCTGGACTTGTGAACCTGCTACGAAAGGTAGGAATTTAGTATCTCTCTTAAAGAAGGTACAAGCTCCTACATCGCAGATCGCCGAAATGCGAGGATATTTCCCAGGCGGTAAGGGAGAAATAGACGATAAGCAGTACGAAGTAGTAGAATTACCGAAGGAGTTTAAGACCTTTACTAAAGGAATGTTAGGACTCGGGTTTAGACAGGCTTTTGCCTACTTAAAAGGTAGAGGCATAACAGTAGACGACATTACAAAGTATAATATAGGGTACTGTGAGACGGGAAAATATAAAAATTCAATTATTATACCTTCTTATGATGCAAGAGGACGCTTAAACTACTTTATCTCACGCTCCTTTGAAAAAGATCCAGGTAGAAAGTATAACGCACCGAGCTGTAACAAAAATCAATTAGTAGGACTAGAGTATTTTATTAACTGGAAAGTACCTGTGGTATTGTGTGAGGGTATTTTTGATGCAATAGCTTTAAAAAGAAATGCAATACCGTTATTTGGTAAGACTATACCCGAGGCTCTAATGATGAAACTTGTACAGAGTGATGTTAAGACAGTTTATTTAGCTTTAGATAACGACGCTTTTAAGTCTTCCATCAAATATGCACAGCAATTGATCAATTTAGGGAAAGATGTTTACTTAATCGAACTAGAAGGTAAAGATCCTTCTGAAATAGGTTTTGAAGGGATGACAAAATATTTACATCATGCAAAGCAACTTACATTTAGTGAGTTACTTTTAAAGAAAATGAATTTATGATTATAGAACAGAGAAGTGAAGCTTGGTTTGAGATTAGAAAAGCTAAAATAACAAGCTCAGAAATTTATAAAATAATGGGTAAGGGAGATTTTAGTGAAACTGCTAAGACTTACTTACTTGAAAAAGTTTGTGAACTGTACGGAGGTGTTACAGAACCAGCAGCAGGTGCTGCATTGAACTGGGGTACGGATTTAGAGCCGGTAGCAATAGAATACTACGAACAGAAGACAGGTTTAAAGGTCGATAAAGCTTCTTTTATTCCTGCAGGAGATTTCTACGGAGGTTCACCTGACGGTATTATCACCACAGGAGGTATTATAGAAGTAAAATGTCCTTTTAAATCTGCAAACCATTTCAAACACGGAATGATTAACACAGCAGCTAAGTTTAGAAAGGTAGCTCCTAATTACTACTACCAATGCGTCTCTAATATGATATGCGCTGAAGCTACATTCTGCGACTTTATTAGCTTCGATCCAAGAGTTCAAGATGAATATAAGATGTTTATATTTAGATTAGAACTAGATCAAGAAGAGGTTAAAGCAGTTAAAGAGAGAATTGAATTAGCTATAAGATATATGAAAGAGCTTGTAACGGAGATAGAAGCTGCTAAACCTAAGTTACTCCTTGATTAGATATTTATTAGTACTATGATAGATGCTAAGAAAATAGGACAGAGAATTGCTGAAGCTATTGCTAATGAATCAGGTCCTTGCTTTTACCCAGGTAAATTTAAACCTCCACATAAAGGACACTATACAGCTGCTACTGAGTTAGCTCAGAGAGATTACATAAAGCAGGTAAATGTTGTCATTAGCAGAAAAACTATAGACGGTATTACACCGGAAGATTCGCTTATGATCTGGCATATGTACCTAAAGGCAGAACCTAATCCAAAGATTACAGTTAAGATCTCAACAGACGAATCTCCTATCCAAACAATTATAAAGTACCTAAAGAATAATCCAACTGTTAGTACAGTGTATGTAGCAGTAGGAGACGACGAAGTAGATGACGAAGCTTATGGTAATTCTTTACAGCAATCGTTTGGTAATAGAGTAAAAATAATTCCTGTACACGAAAAAGCAGGTAACATTTCAGCGCCCCATGTTAGAAACGTTTTAGCATCAGGCGATTTTGAAGAATTTGCAGAAGCAGTTCCCGAAGCTGCTTATAACAAAGGATTTGCTCCAAAAATATTTAAAATGCTCGGAACAAAAGTAAAAGGAAATGCACCAGAACAGGCTTAAAGTATTAAAAGATTTTATAGGATTTTGTAAAGCAGAATTAAATATTCAAACTTTACCTAAAATTTCTTTGCTTAATGATAAATCTTTTGTTGAGCAGAATAGATCTTTTGGCGAATATAATCCTCAAACTAACGCTATTAAAGTAGTAGCGTTAAATAGAAATCTTGCAGATATTTGTAGAAGCCTTGCACACGAATTATGTCATCATAGACAGAACGAATTGGATATGATTTATAATGAAGCAGGCGAGACAGGAACTGATATTGAGAATGATGCTAACGCTATGGCGGGTATTATTATGAGAGATTTCGGTAAGAGAAATGTAGACGTTTATGAGTTAGGTTCAATAGAAAAAATTAAATTAAGAGAATCTTTATACGAAGTTCAGCAACTCCCTATTAGGAATTCTATTATTTTCGGCGTTAAGCACCACAGTAAGTCAGATGCTCAAGCTGTCGTAGACTACGTTAAAAAGCATTTCTCACCAGAAGATAAAGTCGTGTTTATGGGAGAGGGCGGAGATGATAATAGTAAGTACGTAGCAGGTAGTGAGCAAGAAATGATATACGACGAACTAAGTTCTTACTTCGAAAATCTAGTTAATGATTCATGGGACGGTTCTGATTTAAACGTCATGAATGACCAGTCTGCTTTGTATAAAATACAAAAAGAAAAAACAGGTCTTTCTCAGAATAAGATCTTAGCAGCCAATTGGGCTAGTATGGTAGGTCAAAATATTTTACAAGGACAATCAATAGCAGATTTTAATCCTGAGGATTATCTAAGCCCTGAAGGTATTCAATTCTTAAAAGCATCTGCAGAAGAAGCTAATCTACCTTTATCAGATAACTTATACAAACCTACTGAAGAAGATTTCGATACCCTATATAGACTCTCTTTCCCAGAAGATAATGGAGATAAATACACTAGAGTAGCAAAAGCAGCAGACGCTTTTAACGAAGCAAGAGATGAAAATTTACTAAGAAAGTTAGAACAGTATGAGAGTAGAGGTTATAAAGTAATAGCTACAGCAGGAGAAGGACATATAGACTTAATTAAAGCAATGCTTAAAAAATGATAAAGTTAGTAGATATACTGAAAGAAATCGGTGAAGGTACTAGAACATACTCTTGGAGATTTGATGACGAAGATGCTGACGGTAATTACTTTTATTCTTTCGATACAGAAAAAAGTACTTACACTGTAGGTGTTGCTAATTTAGAAGACGGTATGTATGATTTGTCGTTTAATACAACTTCACCGGACGGCGATCCTGATGTCAGTTTAGACACTAATGAAGGGGTTCCTTTAAGAGTTTTATCTACTGTTGTAGCTATTGCTAAAGACTTTATTCAAAGAGCAAAACCCGAAAGTGTTATCTTTAGACCGATTAAGACTAAAGAAGTTGATAAACAGGACGATATGCGACGTTACAAACTCTACGGCGCTTACATAAGAAAAAACATACCTTCAGATTATAATGTAATAGACTTTGGCGAAACATATAGGATAGTAAAAAAATAAAAATTGTTATGAGTGATCATTTAAAAAAGGAATTTAATCCTCGAGACGTTCAGAGGATGAGAAATATTATTACCGGGCAAACTGGTGATAGAACTCAAATTCAAACAGGTTGGGAAAGAAATCAAGAAGTACATAAAGAAGGAGACGTTTGGGAAGAAAACGGTAAGAAATGGACTATTAAGAGCGGTATCAAGCAATCCGTAACCAAACTCGACGAAATTAAGAAATTAGTAGTTTTACCGATATCATGTCCAAATTGCGGTAAAATGATGAAAGTCGATATGTACAACAAAAAAATGTGGGCTATTCATCAGAAGTGTTTTGACTGCGTAATTAAGATGGAATCCGAAATTAAACGTCAAGGTAAGTGGGAAGAGTATTCTAGGAACGTAATGAATCTTAATAAAAATGCAGAACTCAATGATTTAGAACAAGCTCTAGAGCAATGGGTTACAGAAAAGGATAGCTTCGTATCTGAAGCTGGTGAAGTAGAGAAATGGGGAGGAGGCGATAAAACCGCTATATACAAACAAGTAAAAGAAGAGATTGCTAAACTAAAAGAGCGCGATATTTATAATGGAGAAAATACACAAATAGATGTCACAAATTCAGAAGAAAACAAAGACTAAGAGTAGCATTAAAGAGAATATGATGCCTCAGAATAACCCAATGGCACCTCAAGCACCTACAATGGACTTACCAATGGTACAGCAAGAACCTTCTTGGGACCACCCAGGATGTGATGATAAAATCGGTAAAATGTTCGTAGTATTAAAACCAACTCCAGGAACCTCTCACGAAGATTTAGTACAAGAAACACACTGCTTTGGCATGGGTCAATTTGATCCAATGGCCGTTCACGGTGTATACGGTAACGTAGAAGAAGCTAATTTAGTAGCTGAAGCAGCTACAGCTGACCTTCATAAGCACCTTGCTAAAATAGAGAAGAAGAAGGATCACGTAATGAATGAAATCGAAAGACATATAGCGAGATTACAGAAAGAAATCAATGTTCATATGAAAGAAGCAACCGATGCACCTGAATTATCAGAAGGTCACCACGGGCTTGCTGAAAAGAAAATGAATATGATTAAAGGGTTACGCGATAAGCATAAAGCTATCAAGGCAACTAAAAAAGAAGTACCCGAAATAAAAGAAAAATAATGGAAGAATTTGTACAATTTATATCAACCCTATTAGCTTCTCGTAATCAAGCTCACATTTTTCACTGGCAAGTTCAGGGAGTAGGTTCAGATGCTGCACATAGAGCATTAGGAATTTACTACGATGAAATCCTTGATCTAGTAGACGGACTAGTAGAGAGTTTTCAAGGTAAATACGGTATTCAAAGAGGTTATACTTCACCTGCTACCTTTAAAGAAGACGGACAATTTGTAAGTTATTTTGAAGCTTTAGCAATGTATGTAGAAACTATTAGAACTAAGATTCCACAAGATTCTTATATTCAAAACGAAGTAGATACTGTTGTTAAATTGATTCAAACTACTAAGTATAAACTTATAAATCTTAAGTAATGGTAGAGGCAAAAGGTACTTGCTGCGGTAAATGCGGACATGTTCACGTAAAAGGAACATCGTGCCCTAAACCTTTTTTAACAGGAAAAAGCCACTGTAGCAGAAGAACTAATGAAATGCATACTATGGATGACGACGGACCTATAGAGTTTCATCAAGTAAGAGCAGACCATGTAGAAGGGTTAGAAAACCCTAAAGATAATCCATGCTGGAGAGGGTATCATCCGGTAGGAACTAAGATGAAAGACGGTAAAGAGGTTCCTAATTGCGTTCCTGTTAACGAGGAAATGAGCTTAGAAGGACTTTGGGCAAACATTAATGCTAAAAAAGCTCGCGGTGAAAAATCATCACCTAAAGGCTCAAAAGCATACAAAGCAGCTGTTGCTGCAGGAAATAAATTAGACGAAGTAGATGAAACTGAAAGCTATTGTCCTCATTGTTTAGTAGAGTATATAATGGAAAATTATAATAAGCTAAATGAAGCAGAGTATAGAGGAAGAAAGGTTAGCTTAGGTAAACCCTTCCTAACCCCAGGCGGACCGAAGAAAAGATCAGTGTACGTTAAGAATGCTAAAGGAAACGTTGTAAAGGTTAACTTCGGCGATCCTAACATGAGAATAAAAAAATCTAATCCTGCTCGTAGAAGAAGCTATAGAGCAAGACACCACTGTCAAACTCCAGGACCACGTTGGAAAGCAAATTACTGGTCATGTAGAGCATGGTAAGATTAATTGACATAGTAGAAGAAATTAGAGAAGGAATTGACGATCCAGTTAAACCTGGCATCTTAAAGAATAGATTAGGTAAACTTTCATGTAGTCGAGTAAGATCTGCAAAGAGTAAGCTAAAAAATAAAGGTACGCATTATGCGAAAGCATTACAAAGATATTTAAACTACCATTGTTAAAATGATTAAATTAAAAGATTTACTTCCAGAATGCGAAGACTGCGGACGTGATTGGAATCACGGACATGACCATGAAGCTCCAATGGCTCACGGTGAATTAAAAGATGCTATCTCAAATGCATCTAAAATTCAAAGTATGATTGGTAACAATGATAATCTACCAGGATGGGTTTCTTCTTACATTACACTCGCTTCTGATTATTTACACTCAGTTGCAGAGTACATGGCAGGACAGTCTGAAGAAATGGCTCAACAACCAGGACCTGGTTTTAATATGAATGAAGCAAAAAAACCTTCAGCAGGCTTAAGTAAAGAGAAAAAATCTGATATAGTTAAAAAAGCTAAAGCAGGTAAAGATATTGGAAAAAAAGGAAAAGGTTTTGAGAAAATAGCAAAAGCAGCAGGCGGCGGCGAGAAGGGTGAAAAGATTGCAGCAGCTGCAATGTGGAAAAACGCTAAAAGATAAACCGATAAGATATGAACCTAGACAAATTAAAAGGACACGTTCCAGACAGTGTAATCAGCCAAATTCCAGGAATTCAAACTAAATTTGAACTTAACACTCCGCTGCGCTTAGCACACTTTTTAGCACAGTGCGGTCATGAATCAGGTGGATTTAAGTTAGTAAAAGAGAATTTAAACTATGGAGCTAAAGGCTTAGTAAGTATATTTAAAAAGTATTTTCCTGATGAAGCAACTGCTCTAGTATACGAACGCAAACCAGAGAAGATTGCTAATGTAGTTTACGCAAATAGAATGGGAAATGGCGATAAAGCATCAGGCGATGGCTGGAAGTTTCACGGTCGTGGCTTTATACAATTAACAGGACATGATAATTATAAAGCCTTCAGTGCTGCTATTAACGAAGACTGCGTAGCTAATCCAGATTTGGTTGCTACAAAGTATCCTTTAGCATCTGCTGCATGGTTTTTTCATAAGAATGGCTTACATAAGATTGCTGACGAAGGAGCTACTGATGCAGTTGTAACCAAAGTAACTAAGAGAGTTAACGGCGGTACAATTGGTTTAGCCGATCGTATCAAGCATTTTAAAGAATTTCATACGTTATTAGCATAATATGGCAACAAGTAAAGAGATAATAAGAAGACTTATTTTAAAGGAAGTAGAAAGAATGGAACCAAGCGTACAATCGTTTGAAGATGATCCAATTAACTTCTTATTAATGAAATACCCTACTTTAAAGGCAACTTTGGAGATGTTAATGACTTCTGCTTACAAAGACTATGTTACAGGGATTTATATTTTAGCTCCCAAGCCAACTACTTTTAAAATTGTATTGCATAATGGCCAGTTTTTTACCTTAACCTTCTTAGGTAAGGTATATGAAGCGACTATAGCAGGTAAGAAATTTTACTTACAGACAATAGGAGAAAGAGAAAGAGCAGTAAATGCTATAGCAAGATTACTTTCTTTAGGAAATCCAATAAAAACACAAGGAGCCGAGGGAGAGGAACAGACAGCAACCGAAGGTGAAGAACCTAAAGATGCACCTGGAGAATCAGCTCCAACAGAAGAAGCAGCAGAAGAGACAGAATCTTAAAAAACTATAGAATATTATAAGACCCGGCACTAAAAGCTGGGTTTTTTGTTGGAAATACGAAATATTTTTATTATATTCTATGTAAATAAACAATATGAGAACAAAAAGTATTATAAAGACAATGAAAACGATCTGCGGTAAAGAATTATCGTATTTAGAGACTACAGGCGAACCTAATAAAATGCATAGTACTGAAGGCCCTGCTATCACTTACGCAGCTTCTGAGAATAAAGCACCGGAGTACTACTTATTTGGCATTAAATACACTAAAATACAATGGAAAAGCTTATTATCTCAAAATAAACCAATGCCTGTAGAAAATGCAATGGGCTTTGATTCTGCGTACTAAACTATTTATTAAGAAATAGCGCTATGGTATTTAATATTCAAAAGTTCTTAAGCGAGAATAAATTAACAGGTCAATCTCAAATGAGAGAAGAAGACAATACTGGTTTGACTATGCCAGTTAGCGACGATGAAGAGATGTTTGGAGACGAGGAAGATCAAGACGACTGGACTACTGCAAGTACAGACGATGGCGATTTTGATCAAGAGCCAACTGCAAAAGACGTTAAGCAAAACGACGTATCTTTGACAGGTATTCATAAAAAACAAGCTCAATTACAAGATTTAGAAGCACAGAAAGATAAGTTACTTATGCAACTAAAAAGTAATATAATCGGACTTGACCAATATAAGCAAGCAATCGGTAATATACCGATGCAAATTAAAAAACTAAGAGCTGACATAGATCAAGCTATGAACGTCACAGTGGATGACGGTAGCGAAGAAGAGGCAATCTAGTTGGTTATAAACAATAAACAATGTCTAGAGTAAATATAAGCGAAGCTATTAAGCAAGAGCTTATAAAGTGCAAGCAAGACCCTGTATACTTCATGAAGAAGTATTACACCATTCAACATCCTACCAAGGGTAGAATGACCTTCAACTTGTATCCATTTCAGGAAAAGGTCTTACGTCTTTTACAGAGGAACGACTATTCAATTATTAACAAGTCAAGACAGTTAGGTATATCTACCTTAACTTCTGCCTTCTCTTTATGGATGATGCTATTTGAACAAGATAAGAACATCCTTGTACTTGCAACTACGCAAGCTACTGCTAAGAATATGGTAACTAAAGTGAGATTTGCTTACGATAACCTGCCGACTTGGATGCAGTTACCGGTATTAGAACACAACAGACTATCATTAAGACTTAAAAACGGTTCTCAAATTAAAGCCGTATCAGCAGCAACAGACTCTGCACGTTCGGAGGCGGTATCGCTACTTGTAATAGACGAGGCTGCGTTCATTGATAGAATTGAAGATATCTTTACAGCCGCTCAACAAACTTTAGCAACCGGAGGTCGTTGTATCGCCCTCTCTACACCTAACGGCGTAGGTAACTGGTTCCATAAACAATTTGTTAGAGCACAAAATAGCGAAAATAATTTCCTTCCTATAAGCCTTCCATGGACCGTTCACCCAGAACGCAACCAAGAGTGGCGAGATCAGCAGACTAAAGACCTAGGAGTAAGAGCTGCAGCACAGGAATGTGATTGTGACTTTAGCACTTCAGGTAATACAGTCATCGAACCAGATACTTTGAATTGGTATCAACTTAATACAGTAAGAGAACCGAAAGAGAGATCAGAAATGAATCAAGCATACTGGGTTTGGGATTATCCGGATCCGATGAGAACTTATTTAGTAGTAGCCGACGTAGCGAGAGGAGATGGACAAGACTTTTCAGCCTTCCATGTTATGGAAATCGAAACAATGATACAGGTTGCTGAGTTTAAAGATCAATTATCTACAAAAGAGTTTGCCCGTAGACTGGTTTCTGAAGGTATTAAGTGGAATAGCGCCTTACTTGTAGTAGAGAATGCTAATATTGGATGGGATGTAGTAACTACTATACAAGAGATCGGCTACTCTAACCTATATTACTCACCTAAATCAGAACTTGTAGGTACTCAAATCGACTTATACGTTGCAAAATACGATAGAGGCGACGGAATGGTACCTGGATTCGGTACTAACTCAAGAACAAGACCTCTTTTAATTAATAAAGCTAGATCTTTCATCGAAGAGAAGACCGTAGTGATTAGATCTCAGAGATTGCTAGACGAATTAAGAGTGTTTATATGGAAAGGAAGAGAAAATGCTGATGCTAGAGCACAAGCCCTACAAGGATACAATGATGACTTAGCGATGGCTTGGTTTATCGGGTTGTTTCTACGCGATACAGCCATTAGATTTAGGCAAACGGCTATGGACTTGACTTACGCAAGCCTTAATGGATATAGTAAGACGGGAGGAGATACCGGAGGAGGCTTTGAACTATATAACGGAGGAAACTACAGTAATCAACAAAATCCTTGGCAAATGCCAGCAGGAGATGGTCACGATGACATAACGTGGCTCTTATAACAAAGATATTTATTAGATATGGCAGAAGAACAAAAACAAGAACCACAAAGAAACCTCTTTTCAACCCTCAAAAGGCTGTTTTCTACTGATGTTATTATTAGAAACGACGGAGGTCAGTTAAGAACGGTAGATGTAGACAATATTCAGGTAGACGGTGTGCTTCAAACTAACGCACTTGTCGATCGTTTTAACCGTATTTATACGACTTCTACATCTTATGGCGTTAATTTAAACCTTGCACAGAACTACCAATCAGCACGCGTTCAAATTTATGCTGATTATGAAGCTATGGATACAGATCCAATTATTGCATCAGCATTAGACATTATTGCAGATGAATGTACACTTAAAAACACACAAGGCGATGTTATACAAATTAGATCAGCAGATGAAAACATTCAAAAGATACTTTACAGCCTTTTCTACGACATACTTAACGTTGAATTCAACCTCTGGTTCTGGATTAGAAATATGTGTAAGTATGGCGATTTCTTTCTTAAGCTAGAAGTAGCAGAAAAGTACGGAGTCTACAACGTTATTCCATTTTCAGCTTACAATATCGTGAGACTTGAAGGAACTAACCCGAAGAATCCATCAGAGGTAATCTTTAAGTATGATCCTACAGCAGCATTAGGTGCTACTGCAGGGTTCTATAACTACGAAATGGCTCATTTAAGATTAATTGGTGATATTAACTACCTACCTTACGGTCGTTCTTACTTAGAACCAGGACGTAAAATCTATAAGCAATACGTTTTAATGGAAGATGCAATGATGGTTCATAGATTAACTCGTGCACCTCAAAGAAGAATTTTTTATGTTAACGTTGGTGCTATTCCTCCTAACGAAGTTGAGAACTACATGCAACGTATGATCTCTAAGATGAAGAAAACTCCTCTTATTGATGCAAAAACAGGGCAGTACAACCTAAATTACAACGTTCAGAATATGCTTGAAGATTTTTTCATTCCTGTTCGTGGTAATGATCAATCTACTAGGATAGACAATGCTCCGCCTTTGGAATACAACGGGATTGAGGATATTAACTACTTACTTAACAAACTATTCGCAGCATTGAAAGTCCCTAAGGCTTTCTTAGGATATGAAAAGGATTTAACAGGTAAAGCAACACTTGCAGCAGAAGATATTCGTTTTGCACGTACTATTGAGAGAATTCAACGTATCGTTGTTAGTGAATTAACTAAGATTGCATTGGTACACTTATATGCACATGGATATGATGACGAATCTCTTACTAATTTTGAATTAACATTAACTACACCATCTATTATCTACGAGCAAGAGAGAATTGCATTGATGAAAGAGAAGATGGACTTAGCTGCACAGATGATGGAGACTAGTTTCTTACCTACAGACTGGATTTATGATAAGTTATTCCAATTCTCTGAAGAAGAGTTTGATGAATATCGCGATCTAATCGTTGAAGATAAGAAGCGCGCCTTTAGAATGAATCAAATTGCAGAAGAAGGTAATGATCCAGCAGAATCAGGACAAGCCTACGGAACACCTCATCAAATTGCTTCAATGTACGGCGGATACGGTTCTGCACCTCTTAGCGGAAATAACGTACCTCAAGGATATGATGAAACGAATCCTTCAGAACCTACTAAGCTTCCAGGCAGACCAGAAGAGAAGGTATCGTTAGTTAACACAGCAGAAGATCCTTTAGGAAGAGATAGAATGGGAATTTATGACTTAAAGTCTAAACCACAGACAGGTGAAGCTGGAAATACGTTAAAAAATAAGTTTCACGGCGGAAGTCCATTAGCTTTGAAAGAAACTAGTGAAAGAGCGGTATTAAAAGAGGAGAGAAACAGAACAATGTCTTCGTTCCTACAAAATAAAGAGTCTTTAAAGAAGTTATTCAACGGAAAAAGGGTGAATCTATACGAAGAACCTAGTCAACTTCTTAATGAAGACCATATTAGACCGGATTCGGATTTAGTATAACACATTGATATTTATTAGTAAGCTAAAAAGCAATGATCAAACATAGCAAATACAAAAATACAGGGGTTCTATTTGAACTTCTAGTCAGACAATCAACTTCTGACTTGATGTCTAACATAGACTCAAAAGCCGTAAAAATATTTAAGAAGTACTTTACAAACACGGAGTTAAGTAA